CGGCACCCTCGGTGTCTAGGTTGGTCGCAACGTCGATGTTTGAAATGACCTCAGCGAAGGTCTCCAGGTTCTCCGTGGCGATGCCCAGCTCGCCGCCGATTGCCTCGATTTGGAGAATCTGGTCGGCGCTGGTGACGTGCGTGCGCGAGAAGTCGATTGCCGCCTGACGAAGGTGCTCGAACTGCTCCTCGGTGCCATCGACCGTCTTGCGCATGTCGCGGTAGGCAGAGTCGATGTCGGCGCTCGCATCGACCATCTTGTAGCCGATGCCTGCGATGGCCGGAGTGAGTGTCGCCGAGAGCGTCATGCCGATGGACTTGATGGTTGACGGGTTGAGGATGCCAAAGTGCTTCAAGTCGAGCTCGTCCCCGAGCTTCTTGAGGGTGGCCTTGGTGTCCTCGGCCTCGGCGCTGACCTCGCGCATCTGCTGCGCGGTCTTTGCCAGCTCCTTCTCGGTCCTCGCGGAGTCGTAGGCGTCGCTCAGCTCCTTCTCCTTGGCCTTGGCATCGTCAAGCTCGCCCTCCATCTTCACGAGGGCTTCCTTGGCCTCGTCAATCTCGCCGGTCGGGTCCTTGAACAGCTTGACCTCGGGGGTCTTTTCCATCTGCTCCACGGACTGCCGGAGGTCATCAACGGCCTCCTGCTGCTGCCTGAGAGAGTCCTGTGCGATGTCGGCGCGTTCCTTCTGCTTTTTGAGCGCGTCGCCGAGCTTGCTTGCCTTGTCCTCTGCGTTGCTATAGGCAGCTCCGACCTGCTGAATCTCGGTCTCTAGCTCGCCGAGACGGGTGTAGTTGGCGAACTTGACATCATCGCTGAGGTTAGGGTCGCCAAGCGTGACGCTCAACCTCTGGAACTCCGCCCTCAGCTCTTCCAGCTGCTGCTTGTACTGCTCGGCTTCCTTCTCGGCATCGTCGAACGACGTTTGGGCCTCACCGAGCTTCTTCTGCGCGTCAGCGACGCCCTGCTCCTTCTTCTTGAGCTCGTCCATCGCGTCGGAGAGCTCCTGGGTGCGCTTCTTCCACTGCAGGACGGCCTCGCTGTACCCTGCGAGCAGCTCGTCGCCCTCGACCATCTTGATAGCCTGTTTCAGGCTCTTGGTCTGGTCCTCGAGGTTCGAGACCGCCGCGCTCTGCTCGGTGAACTCCTTGTGTGCCTTGCGTGCGGCCTCTGCGGACTCCTCGACCCACTTCGCGAGGTCTTGGTGCTGCTTCGCGGCCTCCTCCGCACCGGCGAAGTCCAGCAGCTCCATCTGCTTGTTGAGAAGGGTCACCTTCTCCTCGCTGAGAGCCGCCTTCTGCTGCAGGTCGGTGAAGTAGCGGTTGGCGAGCTGGATGTTGCTCGGGTCAACCTTCAACGCCGCGCCCGTGCGCTCTAGGTCCTTGTCAAGATTGTCAACTGCGGCGTCGATGCTCCTGATACGTGCCTCTGCGTCTTGGAAGAACGGAGTCTTGCCAATCTCGGTCACGCCGTCGTCCAGACTGCGCATGGTCTGAGAAAGCTTCTCCACCTCGGAGTCGATGCGCTGAACGTCGGTGCCCATCTGCTGCCATTGGAGCGCCTTGTCGAAGCCCTTCTTCTCCTCCTGCGCCTCCTTGAAGGTCCTTTGGAGGTCGCGAACGGTCGCGACGGCAGAGTCCTCGATGGTGATGCCGAACTGCTCCGCCTGCTTGAGAACGTCGTCCAAGTCGAGCCCGCGCTTGAACATGTCGTGGAAGTTGAGCTCCTTGAACTCCTTCGCGCGCTTTATGTCGGCGTCGGAGATGATGTCGCCGCGCCCCGAGTACATCGGGTCGCTCCTGAGTGTCTGAATCTCCCTCAGCGTGGCCTCGAACTCGCGCATGGAGGTCGTGGACTTCATGAGACGGGTCGCCTCGTCCTGCGTGAGGGCGAGCTTGTCCACAAGGAAGTCCGCGCCCTTGTCGCGCGAGAGGTTGTTCCATGCCTCGTATATCTGCGCGAGCGAGCCGCCCAGCTTCACGAACCGCTCGTCTGCCTGCTTGGCCTTGAGGGAGAGGTCCTGCGTGCTCTCGGCAATCTCGCGGACGGACTTCTCCTCATTGCCCATCTTCACCATCGTGTCGCCGAGCTGCTTCATGGCCTCTCGGGTAATCTGCGCCTTGGACTGCAGGGACTGCATGCGGTCGCCGGTGAGCTTGATGCGCGTCTCGACGTTTCTCAGGTTGTGCGGGTCGAACTGCATGGCCTTGGTAATCTGGCGGAGGCTCCGCTGCAGCTCAGCCGCGCTCTTGGTCGAAGCCTTGAGCGCGTTCGTGAGCTTGGTCGTGTTGCCGCCAATGCGAATCTCAAGTCCGGCGTACTCCGCCATGCGAACCACCTACCCAAGCATCGTTCGTATGTCCTGCTGCGTGGCCTTGGAAACCACCACGTCAGCCTCTTGTTCCTTCTTGATCGGCGTCGCGTCGTTCATGGCCGCGAGGTCGAATATGACCTCCCCGTACGGCATGACGGCGAGCTCCCGCCGCGAGTACCCCAGCCGGAGGGCCGAGACCCACACCTTCGAGTAGTGGAGGGGGTCCGGCCCCTTGTCGTCCTCGTCCTCGTCCTCGTCCTTGCTACTGCTGCTCTCGGCTTGCCTTAGCGAGTCGGGCGGATAGGGTACGAAAGGTGGCGTCAATCTCTTTGCTGACGCACATGTGCAGGTCAGAGAAGTCGATGATGTCAGCCGCGTGGGACTCGATGAGCTCCTCGTAGCTCGGGGTCGCATCGACTCCCTTGTTGAGCCCCGCAACGTCTCCAGCGCGGAGCATGGCCCACGTCGCCCTCATGTCGGCGTCCCAATCGATGCCCACGAGCGCAGAGAACGTGCCGTCCCCGTCGTCGCCCGTGTCCATCACGTCGTTGATGAGCGAGTGGTGCTTCGACGCGGGCTCCTCCATGAAGGCCTGCTCATAGATGCGCAGGGCGTACAGCGAGCAGACGGCAACGTGCTCGTCGTCGCCGTCGCCCCATCGGAGCGGGTTGCGGACGCCGCGCCCGCTTGCGTTCTTGTAACGGATGAGCATGTGACAACACTCCTGTCTGTGTCGCGAGTATGCGAGAGGCCCCGCCGCGCAGGGACAGGATGCGCAACGGGGCCGTCTCTACGTGTTTGCGTGTGCGGTGCGCCGGTGGCTACTGCTTGGTCGGCACGGGCACGGTGGTGTACCAAGTCGAGAACGCGGTGTCTCCGGTGTTCGCGGAGCCCTTGACGACGTTCTTGGTCTCGCCAGAGAGGGTGAAGTCCTTGCCGATGGCGGTGAACTCGAGGTCCTGCGTGTCGGGGGTGGTGGAGTCGGACTTGGTATTGGCGGGAGCGGCGACGCGCTGGGCGGTGCAGTTGAAGAACACGTAGCGCTTCTCGTCGGCGTCGCCCTCGACCTCGTACATGAGGGCGAAGGACTTGGAGACGGCGCTGGTGACCTCGAGCTGCATGCCGTTGTCATCGACGATCTCGCCAAGGACATCGACCTTGAAGGCGTCGGGCACCTTGGCGAGCGTCAGGGTGCCGGTGTAGCCGCCGTTGCCAGCGGGAGAGACGTAATAGGCGATGTTGTCGGCATAGAACGTCTCGGGGTCGCTGCCCTCGCGGTTGAGGGTCAGGGAGACCGCGCCAGGGAGGGCGACTGGGGCACCGTACGTATTATTGGTGATTACGGCGTAGTACGCCTTGGAGAGTCCGAACTGGACCTTGGAAAGCTCGGCCATGATGGCCTCCTATTCTGCTCTGTTGTGGTAGGTGAACTCGTACTGCTCGATGTGGCAGACCTCGGACTCGGACCAAAGGCCGGTCTCGTCGGGCACGCACCCGATGGAGAGAATCGCGTCGCGTATGAGCTTCTCGGTGGCGGGGTTGGACACCTTCTCGAACAGCTCCACGTGGAAATGCGGGAGCGACGCATACACGGTGCCGTCAGCGACGAAGCCGCCAGTGGTCTCGACCGTGTAGACGAAGAAGGGCGGCGTCGGTGCCTTGCCAACGGGATAGGCGTCCTGCCGCCCAGGGATGCCCGTCGCTATGAGGGCCGCGTAAACTACCGACTTGGCGCTCATTGCAGCTCCCTCGCGACGTACTCGCCGATGTGCTCGCGAGCGTACCTGAATGCGTACTCTGCGGCGGGCTTGACGTGGACGTACGCCGCCGTCCTGCCGCCGCCAATCTTCGCGTGGCCCTTTTCCAACAGGTGCGGGAGTCCGGCCTTGCGGGAGTAGATGTGGCCTTCGACGCCGTGCTTGAGGCGCAGGGCGCGGTAAGTGACGAACCTGCCGTACTTCCAGCCGTAACTCTTGGCGTTGCGCCGCCACTCGTTGCGGCCAAGTTCTAGGGCGTCGTGCACGCACTGGAACACGGCCTCGTCGGACGCCGCAACTATGTCGCCGAATATCTCGGCCATCGCCGCCGCGAACTCGTCCTCCTCGACCCACAGGTGCTTACCCATTGTCGTTCCTAGCGTGAGTGGCGTACGTGAGGATGGTGTTGTCCCCGCGCGTGCTCGAGTAGCTCAGGTCGTACTCGCGGCCCTCGAACACAGCCTGCGTCTCGCCGTGGTAGTCGATGGTGCGGACCTCGACGGACAGCTCCGGCTTGATGCCGAGCTGAGCCGCCGTCGCCCACGTCTCGAAGCCCACCGAGCGGACGTTGCAGAACACCGTAGTGTCCACGGGCTCGCCCTCGACCTCGCTGCCGTCCTCGTCAACGAACATGTTGGCCTCTACGTCACGGAGAGTTATGACCGATGCCCAGCGCACCTCCGCCCACCTCCTCCGGCTCGTCGTAGACGCCGTTGAAGCGGCTGTTGCCGAGCGAGCACAGGATGGAGTCGTAGGACTTCATGAGCCGGTCGGCCTCGTCGTTGTCGTAGCCGTAGTGCGCCTTCGCGTAGGCCACGACCGCCCTCTTCGCCATGACGGGCAGCGCGGCCTCGTCTATGTCGTCGTAGCCGAACGACGGGTCGAAGGGGTCGGTGCCGAGCCACCTCACGGAGATGCCCTTGTCGGCCATGTCGAAGATGGCCGACGCTATGAGGTCTGCAATCTCGGAGTCGGTGGCGTCATGCCCCACCCTCAGCGCAACCTTCACGTCTTCGAGCAGGGACATGACCACCACCTCGCTATTCCTGTGTCTTTGGCTTTCTGGCGCGCGTGGTGCGCTTGGCGGGGGCCTTCTTGGGCGTCTCCGCCGTCACGGGCTTCTCGGCGACCTCGCACAGCACGGCACCCTCGGGGGCCTTGCCGTCCTCGAACCGCCAGAACACGCCGCGCCACCTGTAGGTGCGCAGCATTACGAAGCCGCCACGGTGATGTCAACGAAGCCTGCGGGGCGACGCACGGCCAGCTTCTCGCGGACCTCGGCGCGGACCGTCATGAGGTTCTTGATGAAGTCGTCCTGATCGGTGTTGGTCGCCTCGACGGTGACGCCCTCGGCCTTGGTGACCAGCGACGCACAGGTGTCGAACGCACCGACGACAATGTGGTTGGCGGTGAGCTGGTTGGACAGGACGATGGGGAGGTTCCAGATGTTCTCGCCGTGCAGCGCCGCGAAGTAGCCGCCGCCGTAATACTCGTCGTTGCCGTTCTTGCCGATGCGGAGCAGCTTCCACAGGTCGGGGGTCATGACGATGGCGTTAGCGGAGCGACCGGAGTAGGTCATGGTGTCGGCGATTGCGTTGGCAATATCGTCGGCGATGGCGACCGCGCTGCGAGTGACTGCGGTGGTGGCACCGATGGTCTGGATGCCGGAGGTCGCGAGCAGGTTGGCGATGACCTTGGCCTGACGGACCATGTTCAGCTCGTAGAGCAGACGACCGTTGATGGCGCTTGCGAGGTAGCCGTAGTCGCTGATGTACTCGTCGGACTCCTTGATGTAGGCCGCAATCTTCTCGAGGGTCACGGTCACAGCGGTCGGATCAGCAAAGTGCACGCGGGACTTGGCTGCGCCCTCGGCGATGGACGTGGCAATGGTGCCCTCCATAGCGCCCTCGACGAAGTACACGAGGGTGTTGCCCTCGATGACCTCGCGACCGAGCAGGTTCAGGACGCCCATAGACTCGCGGACGCCCTCGACAATGTTCTTGTCGTAGGTGGTGATTGCCTGAGTGGCCTCGGGCACTGCGGTCTTGTCGGGGGTCATCTGCACGTCGGTCGCGGCGCGGGAGAACGCCGGCGCGACGATGTGGAAGGACTTGCCGTGGCCCTCGCGCTCGATGTGGTTGACGAAGTGCTCGCCGAGCGAGCGTGCCTGGTTCGGCATGGCGGGTGCCTCCTCGGTCGGGGTGTTGACTGCGGCGGTCGCGACGGACTCCACGGTGGAGCCGCCGCCGTTGATGACGAGCTGGCGCTTCTCGGCGTTGAGTGCCGCGACGTTCGCGCGGTGCTCGTCCTCGGCCTTGTACAGGTTCATCTCGGAGTCGATGGACTCCATCTGCTCGATGGTGGCTTCCTCGGGCAGGTTGGCGGAGAGCTCTAGGACCTCCGCGCGACGGGTCATGTAGGCTTCGCCGTCCATGCGGCGGAGCTCCACGGCACCCATCGGAGTGAACTCGGTGATAAGCATTCCAAGTCCTCCCTAGTGTCGAAGTTGCATTGACTTGGCCGCGAGCTCCATCCGCTTACGTCTAAGCTCGATGGCCCTCTTGGCCTCCAACGCGCTTTGAAGTCGCTCCGCCTCAATCCTCTCGATCGCTCCGTCGAAATAGGAACGCGCGCTAATCTCTGTGTTGGGGTCTGCGGGCAGGGAGACACAGCTCACATCCCAGATTTTTCTGACCCGATGAATGGTGGACGTGAAGGTTCGCGCCTCCTCGTCGTAGACCTCCTCGATGGAATCCCAATCTGGGTCGAACGCCCATGACATGCGGGTGATGAGTCCCGCGTCGATGTCCTCGAAGATGCTCCGTGACGAGCTGGTTCTGCCGAGGTCGGCTGCGGTGAACAGGCCGTGCAGCTGCGGCTCGACCACGAGCGTGTTGTTGCTCATGCGGGCGAACACGCGCCCCTCGTGATTGAGCTGGAAGATCACGTCGCTCATGTCGCAGTCGCGGAAGGCGTCGGGGTCTATGACCTCCCAATACTCCACGTCCCCGAACTTGTAGAGCATGTACGGGTCGTTGAAGGTGGAGGCGTAGCCCTCCACGTAGCAGTCGGTATCAAAACGCCGCTCGACCCCATTGGATACGGGAGCAAGCGGCGTTTGCAGCGACCTGTATTGCCGCTCATGTGGCTTTGCGGGCATGCTGCCTCCTTAGATGTCTGGCTTCTCGACCGCGCCGTAGGCGTCAACGTCGTTGTAAATCTGGTCGTCGCCGCCAAGGTCGAAGTCTGGGTCGTCGGTCGGGTCCGGCATCGGCAGTCCCTCGCGACCGCCCGACGCGAACACCACGCGCCCCCCGAGGTCCATCTGGAAGAACTCGCCGCGCACCATGAACACGTCCATGCCCTTGAGCGGCGGCAGGTCGAGGATTACGCGGCCCTCGTTGACGGTCATGATGCCGTAGGAGGTCATGTCGCGGACGATGTTGCGCTTGGTTGCCGCGCTGACGAACTGCAGCCGGTCGGAGCCGAACCAGATGCGGTTGGGCGCGTCGGATTGCGTGACCATGCGCCGAGAGAAGCACGACTGCGTGAGCCCTTCCGAGAGGTGCAGGAAGAACGTCTCGACCTTGCCCTCGTAGTAGGAGTCCCACTTGGCCTCGTCCGCGCTGTTCTGCAGGATGGCCTCGTTGCAGCCGAAGTAGTCGAACACGTGCTTGTCGATGCGCT